TTCTTGATACAAGGTTTTTTCCGTTGTCGATAGGTTCGCCGCCGTGTAATTGCGTAAGTAAGGATCGAGGTTTGACCTATAACTAACATACTACACTAGGGATTTTCAGTTTTAAATAGCATTATCGTGCACTTTAAAATTGAATTATACTTTATATTTTTTATTAATTAACCGAAACCAACAAATTAGTTGGAGAAGGCGAGGCCGCCCATACCACTCTGGATGCGGAGGACGTTGTAGTTGACAGCGAACATGTGGAGGTTGGTCGCGTTGTCACACCCGGCAGTCGTGGTGATGGACACTTGCGCGTTATCGATGCGCGAGAAGTTGCATGTGCCCGTGGGTTGGTGTTCTTCGGGCTTGAGCGCGAAAGAATACGAATAGACACCGGCGTAGGGGGAGCCGGAGTGATGGTTGAAGGCTTGCACTTGGTTGAAGTACTTACCGGACTGTTCCTTGAAACGGTCTTGGCCGTTGAGGACAAGCTTCATGGAACCAACGGTACCGACAGCTTCTTCCGTGAACTTCGCCGAGCCACCGTCGGTACCAACCTTAAGCAGGGGGGCGCCGGACAGGGACGTCGAGATGAACGCGTTAGACGCCGTGATCGCAGTGGGGTCGGACTCGAGGACGATCTCATCATCGGCAGCCTTGGTCGTGAAGTTCCAGAGACCCTGCCTGTCGTCGTTCTCAGAGAGACACCAGACCAACTCCTTGACGGGGTGGTTGTACGACAGGCGGACTTGCTTGGTACCAGCGGCGGGGAGCACACTGTCAACACCGGTGTGCTGCACCTGCTCGATCAGGTATTCGTGACCCTTCTGGGCGAAGCGGCGACGCTCCTCGGTGTCAAGGTAGATGTAGTTAGCCCACACCTTGAAGGTCTTGGAATCGTCGGAGTATTCAGTGAAATTGGCGGACAGGTCGAAATCCAAACGGACTTCGTGGTATTGAAGCGCGATGAGGGGCAACGCCAAACCGGGGTTGCGGTTGAAGAAGAAGATCAGGGGCAGGAACACTTGCGCGTTGGCTTGCCCAGTGGTCATCTTACCCCAAGAAGCCTTCTTGGACTCGTCCAAGTAAAGCTCCGAGTACAAACGCCACCATTTCTGGTAGTGCTTGTCAATGCGCTGACCACCGATGGAAAGCTCAACATCCTTGATGGAACGTTCCGCCAACCAACAGGCATCGACGCCCGTGGTAGCGGTACCAGACGCGATGGTAGCCGGCGCCTTGAGTTCGATGTACATGTCGTTGACAAGGTCACCGTTACGGGCGATAGTCACGGAGACGCGTCCGGAGTCGCCAGCGGAACCGTTGACGGTCTGCTCGATGTTCTCCATCGCGAAGTTTGTGTGGCGTCGGTAGACAGCCTGGAAAAAGGTAACCTTAGGGTTTCCGGTAAGGTAGACGTCTTGGGCGCCATAGGCGACGAGTTGCATGAGACCACCGGCCATTTTGAGTTGTTGTACTATACACCAACATTTTTTTTGAGCCGCGAAAAACACGGCACCATTTTTCCTCACCATACATAAATGTCCCAACACACCCCATCTGAAGTTGAAGCCGAACCCAGCGCAGAATACCAATCTGAATCCGAATATGAAAATGAGTCTCAGCCTGATGATATCGACCAAGTAGATCTCACGCAATATGAAGATGAGGATGAAGATGACATGATGAGTCCGATGGAAGCCATGCTCGCATCTGTCTTGACCACACAAGACGGTGATACAATTTGCACGGCCATCGTAAACTTAGGTCGTCAAATGGAAATCCAAAATAAGATTCTTGTCAAACTTTTATCATCCCTCCAGAAGAATAACACCGCTTAAAAAAATAAACCTACAATTAGGAAATGGCAGAGGTCACTACACATTTTATCGATGAGACATCCAACCGTGACGATGCGGCTAGTGCGATGTGGACCAACCAGATCCAAACTTTTTCTCATGACGATGTCATGAAATTTCTCGTCCAGCTGGAAGATATGTGGAAAATCAACGACCGCGACGACATATACTTATCCTATCGTATCGGCTATGAAAACTTTTTTACAAAAGAGGAACTGACGGAGGACGGCTTACCGATATCTATTGATATTATACGTGTTGAATCTAAAGTCAAGCGCATGAATGAACGCCTGTGCGAACTTTACCATAGATCAGACACTCTTAACATGATGGATATCGAAGATGATAACGATATGAAGATATCCGTTCGCATTAACCGCCTCCTGGATCAAGTAGACGATGCATGGCAAATTGTATTTCGACACGCTCGTATAAGTGAACGTATGAACAACCCCACATACGTCCCAATTAACCCCGAAACCGACCCTTCAATTTTCAGAATGTCCACCATTAGCAACATAGAAGAACTTAACCCATTTCAACAGGCTGCAATCCAAACACTCAAGGATCTATACCAGCGACAAATTAGACGATACAAGGGACAGTGTTGTGTCCAAATTAAAACGCTCGATGGAGCACTCACACGCGCGTGGAAACCCATCGAGACGATCGAGGAATACGTATACGGCGTGGCTAAAAAAGAAGTACAATTTGAATTATGGAAAAACTTAACCGCACGCGCACCTGGTCACAACGATCTTATTAGACACTTAAAAAATACAAAAGATATGCAATTTCCCGAAATTAAAAAGAACCGTCACGTATGGTCGTTTAAAAACGGTATATTCATCGGTAAAGAATTTGATTGTGAAAAGTCGGATATTCTCACCCCACATTGGCGTGCTAGTTTTTACACGTACGAATCCAACGAATTCAAAAACTTGGACCAGACTATTGTGAGTTCCAAGTACTTCGATCAGGATTTCACGGATTATACTGATACCGACTGGCGCAAGATCCCTACACCCTATTTCGACTCTGTATTAAATTACCAGAAGTTTGATCAGGATGTTTCTGAATGGATTTTCGCTATGGGTGGTCGTTTGTGCTTCGATGTTAACGAAATTGATAAATGGCAGTGTATCCCATTTTTAAAGGGGGTTGCGCGTTCAGGTAAGTCTACTCTCATCACGAAAGTGTTTCGAAAGTTCTACTGTACTGAAGACGTGAAAACTCTTTCAAATAACGTTGAGCGAAAATTCGGTTTATCCGCAATTATGGATGGGTTTATGTTTATCGCACCTGAAATCAAGGGTGACCTTGCATTGGAACAGGCTGAGTTCCAGTCGATTGTGAGCGGTGAAGATGTATCGATTGCGGTGAAGCATGAAAAGGCTAAATCGTTTGAATGGACTGTACCGGGTATTCTCGGGGGTAATGAAGTACCGAATTGGCGCGATAATTCGGGGAGTATTTTACGACGCGTGTTGACTGCCGACTTTACGAAACAGGTTCGCGAAGCAGATCCCACACTGGATGCTAAACTGGAAGGTGAACTTCCACTGATTTTACAAAAATGCGTTCGCGCGTATCTAGAGTTTGCACAGAAATGGCCAGAAAAGGATATATGGAATATCGTTCCCAAGTATTTTGTGGATGTTCAGCGCCAACTCGCTACATCGTGCAGTCCATTGGAATCGTTCCTATCGGAACCCTGTATCGAATTCAACCGCGATAAAAAGTGTCCACTCAAGTTTTTCAAGAAAAAATATTCAGAGTTCCACGGTGTCATGCACAAATCCCTCAACCAAGATATATGGGCAGGCCCATTTGGATCTAGAGACATTAAGGTTATTAGAATTGCAGAGCCTACAAAATACCAGAGTTGCGATGATACATTTCCAGTGATGGAACAGAATGGTACAGAGTTTATAATGGGTCTTGACATAGTAGACATGTCAGCGAAACCCGTAATGTCATTCGGAACTGATTAAAATGTCGGAGTATTATATGGGTTTATTTAACGAATTTGAAAATTCGAATTCGAATTCGAATTCGAATACACCTATCACGTCTCAGAACATGATAAGGCGTGCACCTTATCTCACTAACCAGGAACGCGGTGCATTGATGATGAATGCTATGCAATTACCAAAAAATAAAATATCTACCCGGATCGGTGCGATTGCGGGTGCTAAGTTATCTCGTACAAATTTTACACAATTGAGAATATCACCTTTACAACTTTCCATATTTAACGGGATGGTAAATCAGACTGCTAAGGAAGGTAATTACGCGGTGGATGTAAATTCTATATTGTATAAAAACCCTCATAAACAGAAACCCATCGCGCCCGGTTCTACATTAGGAATAGAGGTAAACAGTATACTATTGCGGTATGGGCGAATGGCTATAGGTGCGAAACACACGTTCACGGTCAAACCCAGTGCTAATAATAAAAATAAACATGCTCATTTCTTAGCGGAGATTAATGGACGTATATTTGAAAATGGGATGGAGAGTAAGTTTATGGTTAAGATTTATAAAAATGGAAAGATGCAATTTTCTGGTGGTATTTTAAACAATAATATCCGACACCCGGAAATGATACGGAAATATATCATAGACACGTATACACCTGGGTCGAAGTTTCTTTATAACCCGATAAAGTACGTTGTTTTGGTTGGAACATTTCAAGCCAATGGCGTCTTGGATTTAGCCAATATAGCGCGGGCGTTTTCTCGGTCTAGAAATGCGTCGTATGAACCAGAATTAAGACCATCTTTAAAGATGGAACACAAGAATTACGGGTTTCAATTATTTAGATCGGGAAAAATACAGATTATGGGTGCCAAAACAACGAATGATTTGAATTCTGCGTACAGCGTTGGTAGCGATCTTGTAAAAGAGTTAAATGTGATGGGTTTGATCAGTAATTTTAAAAATATGAACTTTAAACCGGTCGCGAAGAAGCTGCGTGTAATCAAAAATAAAGTCGCCGAGAACACGGGAAATACGGTTAGCTATTTTAATAAAGAGAATTCTAAAAACGGTAAAAACGGTGTACGTATAGGGACGAAGAAGTGTGCGACTATACCCCGCCCTAAACTAGTAGCAGTCGCAGAGAAAATAGGAATTGTCGATATAACAGGTAGAACGACCAAACCCGAGATATGCACCAAAATTAAAAATAA